GATATAATGGGCGTACTCAATCTTAGTCTTCGAACTGAACGTCGAAATGTTGCGCGGGTCCGTGGGCTTTCCGTAAGCTTCGGCTTTCATAAACGTCTTGACGATGCGTCCCACAACCCCAAGTAATCCAGCCTCAAGCAAGTCACGCTTTTGGCCAGGTTTGATCTGCTTTTCAGCGACGGCCTGGAAATCATAGGGAATAGCAAGGTGCGGCTCTGGAATGAGGCGCGCAACAAACTCCTCCAAGCATTGCTGCTTGAAGGGAGTCATCTTGAATTCTCCTAAAATTGTCTGGACCTGCTCACGTGGTAGCAATACTCGGCCTATGATTGATTGATCTGAAGATGCTTTATTCTTAACTGGAACGAACGCAGGTGGCACACCAAACGGCTTTGCAAAAGCGTTGAGAACTGGCTTGTCTGTTGGATCAGGAGTCTCAAACGCAACCTGCGTCATAAGGGGTGTAGGAACAATATGCATCGGCTCAACATTTCGGTCAATGGTGGTGTTCAGAAATTCTGTAAGGAAGGGCGCAATGATGTCTTTGTGGGCATCAAGTGCTTCTTTAGGAATATGCGAAACCATGGACTTAGTTTGGTAAGCGTTCAACTTCATCTGTGGCGAAATATTGCGCGTCGAGAGCAAAGAATCAAACACATACGAGGGAATGGTGCAAGAGGTTTCCGTATTGAGTGGAGCAACGGAAACGGTCTTGCCCTCAGGGCTGTAGCATGTCACTTTCGCGAACTTACCGATGACAGGATCAAGACGGTTAAGCGTTGGTGACATATACCAAGCAATGATAGCGGACAGGCCATAGAAAATGCGGATGGGAGCAAGCAACACAACCTGTTTATCAGGGCTAAGACGCCTCGCCTGCACATCATACATGACAGCTTTGTAAGGAATGCCAAATATGGTGCGCGTGACGAGGAAACAGTCAATACCGTAATTCCAGATCTTATGGGTGTAGCTTGCGCCACCAGCAACCTTCCAATTGAGGCGACCGGTTGAATCAAAGGAGTAGGAATACTCCCCATTCAAACGGCCAGCGGTCTCAGGTTGGACGGTATAAAGAAGGTGGGGCTTGGCTTCATAGGCTAGGTGCTCAGGCATATCGACGTAATAGTCGACATCGATGAGGGAGACAACGTGGGTGTCATCGGCAACATCGAACTGAGGCTCCGCGGAGGCATCCTTGGCCCAATAGTACATACGTTCGCCGGGGACGTTGAGGTTCTGCTCGTTCTTAGACATCTGGAAAGAATAACGGGTGAGACCAACAGCGACACAAACAGCGTTCATGAACTGGGTTGAGCCAAGTCTATTGCTCGCGGATAGACCATGGGAATGGTTCTTCAAAGCGGCCGGCTGGAAAGCAACGGTCGTGTTGAAGGCGGACCTGAGTCGGCGGTAGTCGTGGATGGGCTTTGGCGCAGAGCCAAGCTGTGTCGTTAACAACGCACGGCCGGCCTTGCGCCACTGTACAGTCATCACCGTGCGGAAAAGCGACGTGACAACCAACAAGCCAAAGATACCACCAACAACAGATCCCAAAACCCCTTTCGGATCTGTGTCAGGGACAGGAGGGAACGAAAACTCATCAGTGAGTGGATCGTACTCAAGTCCACTGAGATCTAGCTCAGGGGCTTTGTAATCAGCTGATTCTACGAGTGCATCTACATCCCTCTGGAATGTGTGGAACTCGTAGACCATCTGCGGCTTCACGCCGTAGATGCTTCCCCATTTTAGGGGGACCATGTGCCACATTCTTCGCGATAGTGGTAATGGAATTGATTCAGTGAACTCAAGATTCAATATCAAAGTTCG